GGTGCTTTCGCTGGCTGTGAATATGTTGACGCAACAACCAAAGAAAAGCGTTTTTCTAACTACTGGCCCGGTTCAGGTTCAGCAGACACGAACTACGACATCATTGGTTATGTGTATGACAACCCAGCACAACGCTTTATTTGTGTTGCCGATGCAGGCATGACAAACAAAGCTACTGCTCGTGCAAACATCTTTAAGACAGTAGACTTCGCAAACGGTAATGCCGGTAGCACAACTACAGGCAACTCAACCGCAGTCGTGGATATCTCAACAGCATCAGCAACAGATCCTTCTTCGCCGCTGATGATTATTGGTATTCAGGAAGACGTTGATAACGCCGATTACGCCGCTGCTGGCATTGCGATGATTGTGAAGATCAACAACCACGTTTTGCTCGGTAACGATGCCGACGCAACAATAGCGTAAGGGAGTTTAGATAATGGCTATTTCTCGCGCACAACTTGCCAAAGAACTAGAGCCGGGCCTAAACGCTCTCTTTGGTATGGAATACAATCGCTATGAAGGTCAGCATGCTGAAATCTTCGATTCCGAGTCATCAGACCGGGCATTCGAGGAAGAAGTTATGTTATCAGGCTTCGGTGCGGCTCCAGTGAAATCAGAAGGTTCTGGTGTATCATTCGACGATGCACAAGAAGCATACACTGCTCGTTACAACCACGAGACAGTTGCTATGGCCTTTTCAATCACTGAAGAAGCTATCGAAGACAACCTGTACGACCGTCTGGCATCACGCTATACACGCGCACTTGCACGTTCTATGGCACACACCAAGCAGGTTAAAGCTGCCTCTGTTCTTAACAACGCCTTCAACTCAGCATTTGCTGGTGGCGACACTAAAGAACTTTGTGCAACTGACCACCCGCTTACAAACGGTGGCACATTTGCCAACGAGCCAGCAGTAGCTGCTGACCTGAACGAGACCTCACTCGAGGACGCGCTCATCAGCATCGCTGGTTTCACAGACGAGCGTGGCTTGATCATTGCCCTTAAAGGCATGAAGCTGATCATCCCTCGCCAGTTGCAGTTTGTTGCCGAGCGTCTGCTTGTTTCAAACCTCCGGGTTGGAACTGCCGACAACGACATCAACGCAATCAAGTCTTCTGGTCTGCTGCCTGAAGGTTATGTAGTCAACGACTACTTGACTGACTCAGACGCATTCTTCATCAAGACTGATGCGCCAAACGGCTTCAAGCACTTTGAGCGTATGGCTCTGTCAACTGCAATGGATCCAGATTTCGACACTGGCAACATGCGGTTTAAGGCTCGTGAGCGTTACAGCTTCGGCTTCTCAGACCCACGCGCTGTGTTCGGTTCACCGGGCGCATAAGTGTAAATACAAAGATATTAAAGGGCGGCTATTCAGTCGCCCTTTTTTTGTGTATAATAAGTCATCCCTGACAACCGCACGGTGCGGTTGACACTAGCCACGACAGGAGATCTAAATGGCTCGTACAACTTTTTCAGGTCCAGTAAAGACAAACACTGCTTTCTGGCTGAACCCAATCCTTTTTGCAGACCTACCAACCGCTTCAGCCGATAACGAAGGGTACGTTTATTATGTATCAAATGCTCGTAAGGTTGCTGAAGCTGCGGGTGCTGGTACAGGAAACCTCGTGTTTTCTGACGGTTCAAACTGGATTCGTGTAGATACTGGCGCAACAGCCACTGCTTAATAGGAGGCTTAGATGGCTGGTCCAGTAAAAGCCTATAGTGCTACAGCGACAGGGGCAGTAGGCCCGGGTCGCTCACGCATTAAACAGATTGTTATGTACGCTACCGCCGCTGGTGCGTTTACACTAACCGACGGCAACGGCGGTGCGACATTGCTTACACAAAAATTTCCTGCCGGTCAGAATGCTCTTAACATTCCGGGCGACGGTATAATTGCTGAAAGCGGTGTCTATGTAAGCGCTATCTCAGGTACAGGTGCCGAACTAACAATCTTTTTGGCGTAAAACAATGTCTGTCTACGACTTACGTTCGATAACTCAGGTGGGTACATCCGAGCCGTTTGAGCTACAGGTTAGTCGTGGACAAATTCCGGGGCACACACCCCGGAATCTTTTTGGCACTGCCACGGCGATTGGCACCTCTTTTGTCACGCCGTGGGAGCTTGCTAATACAAATGCTCTTCCATTTCTTTCCGCCCAGTCCCAACTGACGTTGTCAAGCAGCAGCGCCAGCGATACGGCTGTGTCTATTTTTATCAACGGCCTAGATGACAACTACGAAATTGTTACTGAGGTTGTTGCACTAAATGGACTGACTGGTGTGACAACAACAAAAGAGTTCCGATTTATTAATGACCTGATAACCGTTGTTGGCAACGCCGTTGGTCTAGTGTCCGCTAAGGTTGGTGCAACAACATACGCGGCTATCAACGCTGGGTATGGCAAAAACCAAGCCGCTGTGTACACTGTTCCAGCAAATCATTCTTTTTACTTAGGTCGGATTGACGCATTTACTGCGTCAGCCAACAACGACACTAAAATTATGACGTTCAGAAATCACAACACCTTTTCAGATGGCCGGATATTTAACGTAGCTCAAACAAGTTTCCTGCAACGTATGGATATTCAAAGAGTTATACCGTTCAAGGTTCCAGAAAAAACAACTATTGAGTTTCAGGTAAAGATGAACAGCCAGACCGCCGACATCGGTATCTTTGGAGAGGGGGTAGTAGTACAGGAGAAGGGACGCTTGTAATGGCGACAAGAAAGAAGAAATCTGTTAATCTATCAGTTAAGCGTGGCGAAAAGCTGCCAGCATCTAGAGGTGCTGGATTAACGGCAAAAGGCCGGGCTAAGTATAACCGAGCCACAGGCTCAAAACTAAAAGCACCACAGCCGGGTGGTGGTAAGCGTAAGAAGTCTTACTGTGCAAGATCAGCGGGTCAGATGAAGATGCATAACGTAAACTGTAGCAAAACCCCCAAGAAGCGCATCTGCGCTGCGAGAAGAAGATGGAAGTGCTAATGGACAACAAGATTATTGCCGGTGCAATGTTGGCTTTTCTAGGCTGGCTGGGTGTTTCAATTATGGATTTAAAGACCGACACAGCGGTTATTGCTGTGAAGGTAGACAAAAACCACGAGATACTAAGTGTCTTGTGGCGTGATTACTTGGAGAGTAAAAATGACAATCTCGCGAGGCTCGATGTCAAAGCAAATTGAAAAAGGCGGAGCAAAGAAAGATGCATGTTACAGCAAGGTTAAGCGCCGTTATAAGGTCTTCCCGTCAGCGTATGCAAGCGGGGCAATCGCCAAGTGCCGTAAAGTCGGCGCAGCCAATTGGGGCAACAAAACAAAGAAAGCAGCAGGCGGAACATACAAGTACCGCACAACCAAATTATATTGATAGTGGGCAAGTAACACTGAAGCCGTGGTAGAATTCTTATTAACAGTCTATTTGGGGAGTCAGATAATAGATCAAACACAGCGGTTCGCAGACATAGATAGGTGTATCTATTTTGCTGAACGGCTATCACAGCAGCCATCGGTGCCTATAACTGACGGAAGGAGGGCAAAAATAGTAGCTATTTGTAAACCTATACCGAAGAGATAAAGATGCCGATTGCAGAAATTTTAACCGGAATCGCTTTGGTTCAGCAGTCTGTTGCTTTCATAAAAAGCAATATTAACACTGTTCAGGATATAGGTCAGATAGCCACTCAGATTGATGATTTGTTTCGTGGCGAAAAAGAGGCGCAGCAAGCTAGAAACAAAAAGGCTGGCGGCGGATTGGGTGATCAGTTTGGTGTAGACACTGTTGCAAAGGAAATTATAGACGCTAAGATTGCGGCGGAAAAGCTACAAGAAGTAGCTACTTTGGTGGATATGAGGTTTGGCCCCGGAACGTGGAAGGGCATTGTCGCCGAAAGAGCTAAACGCATACAGGAAGCTAAAGAGGCAGCGGCGGCTGAACGTAGGAGAAAGCTACAAGAAGCTAAAGAATTTGAAGAGATGATGAAGCAGATAGTTCTTGTGGCCGGCGTTGTAGTTATGGCTGTTGGTTTATTCATTTATTTATTTGCGGTTGTTTTGTAGGTATGGACCAGATATGGCAGTACGAAAGACTAAAAAGGGAGCGGCCCTCAAACGGTGGTTCAAGGAAGAATGGAAGGATGTTCGCACGGGGAAGGCGTGTGGGCGTAGCGAAGGAGAAAAACGGGGCACTCCATATTGCCGCCCCTCCAAGCGCGTATCTTCTAAGACCCCTAAAACATCCAAAGAAATGACAGCCGCTGAAAAACGTAGTAGAATATCGCAGAAGAAACGTCTTGGACAACCAGCGGGTAAGCCGCGTAGAGTCCAGTCGCTGAAAAGGAAAAAGTAAATGGCAGTTTCAGGTTCTAGAAACTTTGAGTTAAATGTCGCCGAGATCATCGAGGAGGCATATGAACGCTGCGGTCTTGAGGCTCGTACAGGCTACGACTT